TACAAAACACCGAGGAAATTAACGTTACCAAAACGCAAGCCTCAAACGAAAAAACAGGCGTTAAAAGATGTAATCGGAATTATATCCGCTTCTGGATTAGCGTATCGAGTTATTTCGATAGAAACGGTAATGGCTGCAACTGCTGACGCAACTTTCGGAAATGTACACGAAGCATTAATGAAGGCATTCGATGCTGGGGTCGTTTTAATTATCATTTTTGCAGGCGCAAGTTGGTCGCTAGGACACCGCACGAAAGCAATCGAAATTCTTATCGGAGTATGTTGCGGTTATATTTTAGCGAGACACGCGATTGATATTCGCAATTTCTTAAAAGGAATCTAAAATAATGGAGGTTGATGGGAAATGACAATTAAAGAATTTTTAAACCCAAACGAAGGAAAACGCGAACGATTAGAAATTTTAAAGAAATTATTAATATTTTCGTTAAAGTTGGGAAGTATGTTACTTTTAATAAAAATTATACCAATTTTTATTATCGCTTTTGTAGAAGTATTAAATATCGGAGGACCGATTGGAGGCTGGTAGTATGAAATTTCGATTAAGTGGAGCATTCGGAGAATTGTCGCCAGTTCGTAATGGTCGCACTCATACCGGAATCGATATCGCAATGCCAGAAGGTACTGAGCTCCGTTCTATCTGCGAAGGAGTCGTGCAACGCGTAGTCGATTACGGTCATAACAATATCGGCAAAGGCGTAATTATTAAAGGAAACGATGGCAACTATTATATCTACGGACATATGAGTAAAATCGGCGTTCAAAAAGGAACGTACGTCCATGACGGCTCATTTATCGGTCTATCCGGAAATACCGGCCATTCAACAGGACCGCATCTTCATTTCGGAATACAAGCGCCAGACGGACATTTTATAGACCCAACTTCTACGTTCGACCATCTCGTAGCTAATTCCGGAAACAATTCGATAGGCGGTGCGTTATGGGAACGATTTAAAGACGTACACGGAGCTAACGGCGTAAAAGATAATGCCGTTGATAAATTTATGAATCACTTAGCGACCGACTTTTCGCATTGGTGTTCCGTTAAGATGCACGAATTTCACGATTGGTTTACGTGGGCATTGCCGGATATGATGGGTTATTTAGCGTTAATAGCTGCGGCGAGCATCATGTTATTTTCGATAGTTGATACGAAATGGGTTAAACGGACGATAGGCGGATTTGGCGCAGCTTTTATCGCTGCAGTCGGCTATCTAACGTACAACTAGGAGGTTGCGATATGAGTAACGATAACTACGAAGGCAAGCACGAAGTAATGCGAAAAAACGGTTCTAGCGATTATCTTCCGCAAGTTAGAACGCAATATTATCCCGCTTTATATAACGAAGGAAAGCCGTCCGAAAAGCCGAAAGGCGTTAAAACGTGGTCCAACGTTTGGAAGGCGAAAGTCGAGACGATTAAATGGAACGACTTTTTCGAAGTTGAGCACAACAAAATGGTAACTTATCGGATCATTCCGCATTCTAACGTTACGAATAATACGAAGCGATTATGGCGAACAATTTTCAAAATGTACGAAATGTATGAAGGTATAGGCAGCCGATTAGAGCGCGATGGCTTTAAGCTTAGATATCGTGAGAAAGATACGTTTTGGTACGACATTGTTTTCCGCCAAGTTAACGGACAGAAGAAAGTTGAGTTCTATGTAAGTACTTCCGAATATCAAGCGCTAAAATTAAAACGCAAGCTTGAAAATAAGATGCACGTTACGATAAAGGAAGCGTCAGTCGAGGATATGCGCGTACCTTCCGAAAATACTATCGTCCAAGAATTGCGCTATCTAAAGCACGACTTATTTTCGATGAATACGAACTCTAACGATACGAAAACGCCAATCGGCGGAATACTTAATACGCTAGACGAATTACAGTTCGACGGAGACTTCGCTCGCCTATCGATATGTAACGAAGCAGAAAACCGCAATAAATGGATTAAAAATGCGAATTGGGCGTTCGAGAAAATAAACAAAGGAAAGGTTCCGCAACGTGCCGACTTGAACACAAAGAAGATTATCAACGCTTCGAAAATCGGAATAGGCGGACTTGTTAACGAGATTAACGACTTGATCATCGATACGTTCCAAGCGTTCTCTAACGTATTCTTTAAATCGGAGGATAAATATAAGAAGGAAAAGGTTATTCCGAAGTCCTACTCGCTAGAAGACGAAATCAATGCGCGCTCTATCTCCGCTACTACTCGCGAAAAAGCGAATCAGCCCGTATTTAAATCTCGCGTACGCGTTGTATCGCATTCTAACGACCGTCTGACACGCGAAACGATGGGCGAGACATTAGCGTTAGCCTTTAACGAAATCGCCGAAAATAACGAATTACACGGTGTTAAAATACGCATCAAAGCGCGCCAAAAGGAAGTCATATCCGAACTGAATACGCTCACTCTTTCGAGCAAAACGAAGCTAGACGGAAACGTTAACTTAGTTAGCACGGACGAAATGTCGAAGCTAGCGTTACAAATGCCTACGCAAGAGCTTCAACGCAGATATGCTGACGCTATGAACGTTAAGATAAACGTAGAAACGGATATTCCGCTAATCCTTCAGTCGGATAAAGGTGTCTATATCGGAACTAGCGAAGTAAAAGACCGCAAGATTCCGATTTATATTCCGTACAAAAATCCGGATGACTTCTATCGAGGATATGCGTTTATCGGAGCGCAAGGTATGGGTAAAGATAACGCGATTCAAAACTTCGTAGTAGAGGGCGCATTAAAGCACGGAATTAGTTTCATTATTCCGGACGCTATTTGCGAAGAAGGTGATCGCGGAATGGCAGACGGAATACGTAACGCCTTGCCACCCGATAAGATTATCGATTTAGACCTTTCAGACGGCGAATATATTATTCCGTTAGATTTAACGGAAATCATTACGAAATTGGGACGTAACGGCGCTTCGAGGTTTGCAGACGAGGTAATCGATTTCTTCGGAGATATGAGCGATAAAACTCAGTCAAAACGGATACTAAAAACGGCAGCTAAAGCGAGTGGCGGTTCGTTATACAATATTAAGCGTATTATTGAGGACGAAGAGTTCCGCTTTGAAATGATTGCGCGTTTGCAAGACGAAGGAAATTTCCGATTATCTGACGAACTTTTATCGTGGGGAACTAATGAGAAGCTCGGAAGTAAGGCGGATCCGGTACTTAACCGCCTTGACGACTTCTTCGGAAACGACACGCTATACGACATCTTTGCTCAACCGCCAATGCCGGAATTAGATTTCGCTAAGTGGATGGCAGAAGGAAAAGTCGTTATCGTACGTATCCCTAATCGAAAATTCGGCGAATTAGCTACGAGAACTCTCGTCCACTGGCTAGCGCTTAAAACGTTCATGACGCGGTTATTAATGACGAAGGAACAACAGTCTAACGGATGCTTTATCGTATTCAATGAGCCGGAGCAATATCAGACGAAAGGTTTGACTAAGTTAATGGGACGTATAGGAACGGAAGGCCGTAAAGAAAGATTCGGAAGTCTGTTCGCGTTCCATCATTGGGGAAAACTTGACGCAGAACTTCAGAACAACTTAATTTCTGGCGGGATTAACTTATTCTTATTCGCTAATGATCATCGACCAACTTTCGAAGCATCAAAGGAACGATTAGCTCCGACATTTACAATCGAGGATGCGATGCAAATTCCGAAATGGCACGCTATAAACATCTTACGGATTAAAGGAGCACCGGCGCACGCATTCCTCGTTCAAATGGCGCCCCCTTGTCCGAAGCCTTACGATAACTCTTTCTTAACGAAAAGGCACGCACGAATGTACGGACGCCATTGGCAAGAATTGCAGAACGCCCTCTAGCCCGCTGAATTCTCGGCGGCTTTTTTCTATGCGCAAATAAAAAAGCGCCAAGCTAGGCGCCTACATGAAAGCGTTAATTTCTCGATATTTCTTTTCGTCACATCGGATATGCAACTCGTGCTCGGCTCCGCAGCCATCGATAAGATAAACGTATGCCTTCGACGTGTCTTTTCTGCGTCCGCCTATGGCTGCACCTGCTATTGTTCCGATTGGTCCTGCGACTAACGTTCCAATAATCGCCCCGCCTGCCGCTTTACCTCCGCTACGTCTTCCGCTTTCTTCCCATTCGATACCGTCAACTTTAAATATCTTCTTTGGACCAAACGGAATCTGAACGATAACTTCTCCGTGATTATCCGTTTCGATCATTGTTGCCGTTTTAATCGGAACTCCTAACGGTTTATCCGTCAAAATGTTTCCGCCTGCTAATATATCTAACACCACTCGGCGCTTCGTTAAGTCTTTAAAAAATCCCATCGATAATCCCTCCGTTTTGCTTCGTTGTTCTATAATATTCGCCACCCTGCAATTATATCCTTTTTAGCGCCTAGTATGGTAAAATAATCGAAAATAACGGAAGGAGTTGCGCGAAATGTTTCCGCTAAAAAAGTATTACGAATCATTTATAAAACGCGAGATTGTCGGAATGAAACGGGAAGACGTCGTAAAACGCTTGGGGAATTTACTAGCGTGCTCGGTTATCGTAAAGGATACGCGCGAATCCGTTCATATCCGATACTTTTCGTGCAAGTTGGAGGGCGTTGAGATGGTACCGAATATGGACCGTTGGTTGGGGACGATTGCGTTGCGGATTGAGAACGGTGTTGTGCGAGAGTCTGCGATTAGCGTTCCGGACATTTCGAAGAAAGAAAAATAGCGCCCCGCTTCCGAAGAGCAGGGCGTAGTTTGTTGCGCATAAGTTTCCTATGCAAACAGCTTCTTACTGTGAATAATTCCTATATACAACCGCTATTTCCGTGCTATTATTTATATATAAAAATTTAATAAAAATCTAATTAAAATTTAATGGAGTGAAATGGATGTCTTCTTTTATTAATGAAATAAAAGCAAACGGTAAATTCAGTAAGATAGTGATAACCACGTTAAGAGTGGGTAACTTTATCCAAAACAAAATTAAATTCCCAATCATAAGACAAATGTGTATTTTGGTATATAATATTATAGCTTTTATTGTTATCCGGGTTGTTTGTTCTTCGGAAATCCTTCCGACAACTAAAATAGGATACGGTTTAAGGTTAGAACACCCTAACGGAATCATTATACACAGGGATGTGGTAATTGGTAAAAATGCTAGAATTCGTCATCAAGTTACAATTGGGTGGAGTCATTCAAAAACTTTAGGTTCCGGTGTGCCTGTTATTGGTGATAATGTAAGTATCGGTGCAGGCGCAAAAATCATTGGAAATATACATATCGGAAATAATGTTTCCATTGGCGCTAACTCTGTTGTAACTAAAGATGTGCCAGATAATGCAGTTGTTGCCGGGATTCCAGCGAAAATAATTTCTTAGTATTACACCGTCTAGATACAAATTGATCTTGTAACTCGCTATCCTTTCCTTTTAAGCGAGTCTAATTCTAATAACACCTGTTGAATCTTTATACAGTCCATTAACAGGAACACCTGCCGTTGCTGCTGCTCCATCATTAGCTGCTGTTGATAAATTTGGAAACATAGGAGTTTTTGATTTGCGATCAATTTTCATTACTTGTGTTTTAGTTGTACCATCGTCAGCAAATGCAGTTATTTCGAAATTTGTTCCTGCTCCTGTTCCGTCTTCAGTACTTGTGTCAGAACCAGCTTTCCAACGATATTTACCGTTAGTTCCAACATATAATGAACGGAATTCATTCCCTGCATTTCCGTCAGTAAATACATAACCAAATGCTCTTAATGAATCAACGTTTCCAATTCTAGCCCTACCTCCCGCTATATTGATAACGTTTGTAGTACGCACCCCAATAATTGTTACGTTGCCTAAATCGCCGCCAGAAACAATACCAATATCTTTGTAAATTCGATGGGTCGCATTTTCCCCTAATACTTGCAATCCGATAATATTTGCCGTTGGTGTGGTGTTATCAAAATAAACCGCATTATACGATTTTGAAAGAGCATCAGTGCCGTCGTTATCCACTCCATCAACGCTATTGTTATATACACGACAACCAATAATTTGGACAGGTTGATTCCCTCTAACTCTAAACCCGTATTGTTGGACAGTATCAGCGTAACAACTTGTGTAGATACTGTGTGCACCATTATCATCAAATGCTATTTTCATCCATCCTGTTCCACCTTGACCAGCTCCTACCCAATTCCAACAATGAACATTTGTAAAATGGTTGCCGCTTCCATCATTACGGATACCTGTTTCAGCCCCTCCAAAAATACAATTAAGGAGTTTATGGTCACTCCCGTTTGTTATCCAAAGGCTTTTTGATGAAACAGGAAGCTGGCCAACTCCACCTGTCCTTGTTGATTTAACATTGAAAATCATTCCTTCGAATGACGTTCCGCTGGCTGCAATATCGCCAAGTTTTAATCCAACTTCTTGGAAGTTTTGAATGATCATGTTAGAAACGCTGACATGGGCAAAGTTACGCAAATCGATTCCGATATTAGCAAGTCCGTTACAATCTATTGTCCCACCAATAATATAATTATTTCGCATTTGTTGAGTCAAAGAGGTTTGGAAAATAGCTGTAATAGCAGAAGTCGCCTTTATTAAACATCCTTGCTGAAATAACATATTTACGTTATTTGGAACGCTTATCACTTCGGAAACAAGGTATTGAATAGGGCTAAACACAGTTGTTTTTCCAACGGAATCATTCAAAGCGCGTTGTATTCTCCCAGAGTCTGTAATTTCTACCGCTAGTCGTTTGTACGATTCAACGAGAACCTGAAGTGTTGCATTATCCGCTAACTGTGCCGCAGTACTATTTACGGCGTTAACTAAACTAGTTTTATCCGTTGTCGTTAAATTAGATAAAACTCCGACTTTATTGTCAAGAGCAGTTAAGTCCGTTTGATTAGCTTTATCTTTTACTTTAGTAACCTCGGCTTTCTCTGCGTTGTCATAATCGTTAGTCGACAGACCTTTTCCTGCAACTTTATCGACTTTCGTTAGCAGTCCGTCGTCGACATACGATTTGTCCGCCTTACCTTTAACCTTAGCAACTTCCGCTTTTTCGATATTATCGTAGTCGTTCGTCGATAATCCTTTCCCCGTAACTTTATCTACTTTGCCTGCATCGTCATAGACGACCATCTCGCCACCGTTAACGATAATATTACCGTTTATTGCGCTATCTCTTACAGTAAATACCGGATTAGTTCCGCCGTTCCCTGGATTTGTCGGTGCTCCAGTTAACTTGCCGGATACAACGAATTTTTGAACATCTCCGGAAAACTCGTCATCATCCGGAAATATAATCGTTGGTTGTAAGTAATAAGTTCCAGCAGTCTCTAAATCCGCCCTAGTAAGTTTAACTTCGCAAATACCGCTTGTCGCAGATACGATCGTTGCGTTTTTTGTAAACAAATCGTTTCCGCGTTTAATCGCAACGTTTACCGTAGCGTTGTCGATAGGAACGATATTTCCTTTACGACGAACATTGAATCGAAGGACAGCTCCGTTATTGCCTTGAACGAAGGAGTCTATATTAAAATTATAATCGTTAATCTGCTGAAAATCGCTAGCCATTCGTTCACCTCCATAAATAAAAGGCGCCCGTATTGGACGCCCACTTCTTTCCGATTATTACGCTAATAATTTCGCCCACGTTTTCGGACCTACGATACCATCCTCAACTAATCCGTTAGCCTTCTGAAATTTCTCAACGGATGCTAGCGTATTCGGTCCGAAGATGCCGTCCGGTTTAACGCCGACTTTCGCTTGCAACGTTTTAACCGCGCTACCTCTTGAATTTAATTTAACCGTATCCATTTTCGGAGCAGGCGCTTTAACTGGCGGTTTAGTTTCCGTTTTAGGCGGCGCAGGCTTAGCTTCCGCAGGCTTTGGCGGATTAAGAATCGCGCCTACTTTCGCTTTGAAATCCGCAAATTTTTCCGGATGATCGATAAAAGGCTTCGGACATGGCTTATGCGTAACGTCGTAATGTCTAACGATATCTTTTTCCGTAAGTCCGTACGTTTTGCAAAGTTCCGCGATTACTTGAACGGACCTTTCAACAGTAGCGTCCGAGATTGTTCCGTCTTTCTCAACGCACATTTCAACGCCGATAGAATACTTGTTAGCGTTCGGGCTAATCGCAGGAACTCCGCGATAACCTCCTCCGGCACTATTTCTTTCGTAAACATCGTTCGCATGGTACGCCATTTCGTTTAACGGAATAATTACGACCGCTTCCTTCGAATCTACGAAAATATGCGCAGATGCGTACGTTTTGCTCGTAATAGCCGTTCCGTTGAAATAGCGCTGATGATTAGAAGCAGTTCCGCCAGGATTAGCCGTCCAGTGAAGGACGACTTTCTTAACTCCGCTTAATTTAATTCCGGGTCTAGTAAACTTGTTAACTTTTACGAAATCTTCGCGCCATAAGTTACTCATGTTTATCATCTCCGTAAAATTTATTATCCGTTGTCGGATTATTTAAAAGCCCAAGTACGACTAGCAACGATAATACCGAATTCACTACGTCGTTATATTTGTCCGGACTAATATCAACGCCGAACGCTTGCGCAATAATTAATAACGATGAAGCTACCGACACCCACAAACCTACGTTTTTAAATCGTGCTGGAATTTTCATTCGAATCGCCTCCGTTTAATTTTCGTTTAACTAAA